AATCTAAACCTGCTTGCCGCATTACATATATGTCGGTGAGAATTTGTTTTATTTTTTCAATTTTTGTTTTGTTGTCTCCTGTGGATTTTTCCAAATTGACTATCTTATAAACCATATCGTTATATTTTTGTTTTATAAGCTCCTTATCAACTATTCCAGTATTTTCTTTTATAGGTTTTTTCAGCCAAATCGAATTTAATAATGAATAAATGCCGTTGGCATGAGTAATATGTTTTACATCCTGAATGTAAACTTCAACATTTTTTCCTTTTATATGAATATCATGTTTGTCATTCCATACCGATTTTAATGCATTAACATATTTATGCGCATCCTCATTTTCCATGTCCAACTCTTTAAAATCTATTACCAAGTGAATATCTATATCACTTTTTGCACTATAGTTGAATGATGCAGCAGAACCAAGAAGTATTACATTGCGTAGCAATGGTTTGATTTCCAAGCTTTCATAAAATTCATTAGCAATTGTCAGCAATTGTTTCGCAACATCTGGTTTAAGATTTCCGGCCGAATCCCAGAGTAACGGATCTAGAGTATTGTTGTAAATTTTAAATTTATCTTTTATATTATTAGACATATTGGCTAAGTTGCCTGATTGTATCTTTGGAATTTTTATGTAATATTCCAATCCCACCGCGCTGATTCCATTGATTTATATTTATTTCCATATCATCTATTAAAATGTCATTTGGTCTAGCATATTTTTGCTTATTTACACTCTTATCTATAAGTATAATATTGGCATCTGGTAAATTGAAACTATAAGTCTTTAACCATTTAAGTTTACCATTTATTCTATCAGTGGCAGGAGGATTTCCCTTGATACAACTGAGTATCTTAATATTTATAAAATTGTTAAAAATGAAGGACTTTAACTCATACATATCCTTCATAATAGGCATCTCAGAAAAGAATTCCTCCCCTCCAGAGTCCATTATCGTTAAAAGCTCCTTCCGGCCGTATTTTTGCGTTAATAAATCGCTGTCCAAGGGCTCTCCCAGTGACAATTTAGTGTATTTAATCACTTGCTTGTTAAAGTCTGAAATCACGCCATCCATATCGAGATATAATATTCTGTCGGTATTAGCCATTTAGTATAAATATAGTAATAAAATATTAAAAGTTGACTTGCTGTTTAAAAGTCATATTCTTCATGTTATTCCGCTTAAGCAATAAGCAATAGGCATTAGTTGGTTAATAGTTTAAATTAAGATTATAAAAAATAGTACAAGTACTGCTTAAGTACTAAATAAAAAAGCCGTGATTTTTCAACCACGGCTTTCTTATATCATAACAGCGGATTATAGATTGGCGAATGTAGCGCCGGTAGGCATTACATTGAAGTCCAACACAATAAATTCAGCAGTCTTTGCTGGTTGTAGATAGATTTGTCCATACAGGATATTTCTATCAATTATGTCCGGCGTATTATTTGTATCATCCATTACAACTTGGAAGGCATACAGGCCACTGCGTTGCTGTACACTTTCAAGATATGGATTAACAATACCCAAGAAGCTATTTCGTGTAGCCGCTACATTTTGCTCAAATACCAAGTATCGGCTTGTGCTTGCAATATACTTCTTCAAAGCAATCAGCAATCTACGAACATTAACTCTATCCAAAGCGCTGGCCTTAACTTGCAGAGTCTTTTGACCCCACGCGCAAATGCCTTGGCCTGGGAATGCTGCAATTGGATTAACACGTCCCTCATAAAGAACATCGCGGTCTGCGTGCGTTGTTCTATCAAGAACTTGAATTGCTTGAGTAATACCGCCACGGTTTAATCCTGCTGGAGCAAACCATTCAGCGGAAGCTCTATCATTAGCTGCGTAAACTCCTGGCATTACAACCGAAGGAGGAACACTTACAATTTTATTAGTGTTTACATCAAGAATTCTAACCCAAGGATAATAAGTAGCAGCATAGCTTGTATCAAACTTTTCAGCTTCAGCAACGGCTGCGTCAATCATTCCTGTCGATTGATTACTTGCTGGGAATACAACATTATCCATAATATAGAAGCAATCACCACGATCTTCACACATTTCAACAACTTGATTTGCTACATAAATGTGTAAGCTTGAGAAAATACCAGGAAGAACAACAAGATTAATATCCCATTCTTCTGAATTACCTAAAGCTGCAATGCATTGTTTGTAAGCAATACTGCCCGCACTTGTAATTCCTGTGCAGTCAAGGCCTTGAGTATTACCTGCGATAATATCTGAACCAACATTGATTGGAATTCCCGGCCATTGACCATCGAAACCGCCTTGGAATCCAAGAACAAACTTACGCATTTTAACATATGTTGTCTCATTAGCAACATCATAGATGGATGGTACACTGTTTCCAGCGGTTACACCACCTTCTGTAAGGTCATCTTCCAAATCGAATGGAACATTAGCACCTACAGATATGTTAGCACCAAATGCTGGCAATGAGTTGAAATATTGTTTTGTATCAATATCAACACCAACCCCCGTTGTCGTTTCGGGATATAAATCAAGTAATACTTGATCTGCTCCAACCGGAGGGTCACCAAAGACTAATCCCGATGGATATTTTCCAGGCTGACTAGAATAGGTTGAGGCCTTACTGTATAGCATTTTTGGAATAAATTTTCCATAATTGCTGTCAATAGGAGTTGCGTAAGCAGCAAAACCATAAGGAACAGCGGTATCAGGATAAACATTTTCCGTCATTTCAATTCTAATATAACGGCTCAAATTAGCATATGTACCAAATTCAATTATTTTACCCGCGAAGGTTATATAATTAAATCTGTCACCAATTCTTCTAGCAATAAAGTTTGCAGAATTTGGATCCAGATTCAAGTTTTGGAATATTTCAAATGTCTTAGGACGTTTATCTGTATCATTATAATCTCGCACCGACAAAGTAAACGAACCAAATTCAGAACCAGGAACAGTTCCAGCAAGTTTTACATTGCTGATTTCAATCTTAACCCGCTTATTCTCTACTGTACCATCACCTAAAGTATTAACTCTAAACAATGGGAAACGAGTCTTTGCTGTGCCGCCTGTGCTTCCTGCCCAGTTAGCGATTCCTTGAGAATTTATCCAAGGCGTATAAGCATTTGTTATAGAAAATGCACTGTCGCCAGCGGAAATATTCAAAGAATTAGCATCAGTAAAGTTCAACAAATCTCCAATTCTTGCTTGAGTTGTGCTGCCTGATTGAGGCACAATAGAAACGCCACCAGCAATTAACCAATTCCATGGTTCAGCAACAACTTTATCAATGGTGTCTTGGAAAATAGAATACAAATATGCCGCTTCTATCTTTTGCCCTCTCACAAAGAGAGCAGGATTGCCAGCCGTAGCATCATTGCCGAATACAGATGTTATATACTCATTATCTGTACGATTTAATGAAAATTCATATGTTCCAAATGTCGTATTACTTATACCATCTTTCAATAGTAAATTGAATTTTTTACCATTTACAACATCGGCCGCAGTATAACCTGCCGCTAGAACTTGAGTCAAGGTTGAACCACTAAATCCTGCCAAACTTAAATCAGTAGAATCTTGAGAAACATATTGTGTATTTGCCAATACTGCAAGAATCTGAACACTGCCACTGTCAGTTGGAGTAGCACATGGATCTGAATTTAATCCGCCGGACCACGCAAATGTTCCTGTGTAATCACCAAATGAACCACTAACCGAACCACTAACCAAATACAACACAGAACCGCAGCCACCAGCCGCTCGAAAAACTGCAAAACTTGGATTAACCAGATAAATGTCACTTCCACCAAAGGTAGATGAAGCAACTATAGGAATTTTTCCAGTATAAGAACCACTTAGAAAACTCATATTTGTTTGGCTCTCAACAATTGCTTGTAGTAATTTTTGTTCTTGTGACTGAGCCCCATCTCCTTGTATGCTAGAAGTAAGATAAAATTGGCTACCCGACAATGTTATAGTAAAAGTACCTACATCGAATGTTTGGCCAGCATATGCACTTCCAGAACCAGCAGGCAAATTACTAGCAGTTATTGATGTAAATGTTGCAAAAAGAGTTCCTGCTACTGCTAAAGAAGAAGTTATACCTGAGGCGGAAGTATAAGTTAGCACATCAAATGGATCTGTATTACCTACACTACTTTCAATATAAGAACTCAAGCTTCCCGTATCTATAAATAACTGCCAATTAGCTCGTGTCCATGTGCCAGGATACGCATAAATCATATATGGATTTTTTTGATAATAGCCTGTTAAACCACCAACACGGCAGACTGTTACGCGGCCTTGTTCTTGTAGATATTGTTTTGCTGTATATGGACCATAATAAACTCCATCAGCAAGACCGAACTTTGATTCAAGTTCATTGACATCCGTAACAAGAGTTGGTGTAAAAGCGGGGCCGCGTGCAAAGGGCGCAACAACTGCTCCACCAATATTGGCAACGCCTTGAGCTAGACCGCTTAAGTCGTTTTCTCTTGTGAACACTCCAGGACTTACTATAGTATCGACTGGGCTAAATCTTCCACCTTCTGTGATTGGCATATGTTATTCCTTTGTTTATTTGCTTATATTTTAAAAATATAATTTAAAATCTAAGTATAAATATGCCAATATTTTTTGAAACAACACATTTTTTTAGATAAAAAACCGATTATTTCTTAGTAGGAATGAAGGTGCCATCAGCCAAAGACAATGAGCCCTCACCATATTTATTTGCCAGTGTTGTCAGAAAATCCCTCTCTTCTTTCTGTATATCTAAATGATCAGTGGTTAGCTTTTCTTGTGCAATTTTTAAGTTCTTTGACTGGTCTTCTATACTTAATTGTTCTAAATATAGTTGACCAAACTGAAATATACTTTCTTGATATTTTCTTTCAAGCACCTTAAATTTATCCAATTCTTCTTGATTAAACTTAATAACTTGTCCGTCAGCAGTATTTGTAGTTGTAGTTTCCATATTATGTATATTTGAAGTATTTTTGATACCAAGCAAAGCGACCATTTATCCAATCGCTTGACTCTTTTCCAAGAACCTCTAAATAATCCTTCTTTACAGGTTCAACTTTTTTACGAATCTTATGTAATGATTTTGTTAAGCCATAGACATCATCATCTTCAACAGTATATTGTTCGACTTCATCAAAATTATGATTATAAACAGGCATCTCCAAATAATCATAAACTTTCTTCATTGCATCTTCGGGTGTTGAAGTTAAATCTTCTGAACGGATAAAGAAAATATTTTTATCTTTACCTTCACGCATTACTTGCTCAAGTCTTTCCAAAGCTAATCCAATTGGAGGCGAAGCAATCCACGAATCAATTCTTTTTGCGGTAGTAGTGCCTGCCATATTAATATGATCTTGAATGTTCTGATGTTTCTCTTGATTTAATCTATATATTTTTTCCATAGAACTAAAAATTTGGCGCAAATCTCGAACCATACAAAATATTCTTAGTGGTTTATTGTGTTGTGTGAAAAAGGCATTATACCAATCATAATGTATACCAATTCCTCTACTTTTAATACAAATATTTGGCCGAGCAGTCAGCCCATTTGCATAACCCTGTAAAGCTGCATAACAAAATCCACGCCAGGCCAATAACATCAATGTCTGATCTTGCGCCTTAAATTCAGGAGAACTTGTAAAATTCATTCGTGCACCATACAACAATTCCAAACTGCCATCTGTCGGCGTAGAATAAATCTCTGGATTTTGCATCAATATATTTTGAAATAATGTTGACATTGATCGAGGCATCGAACTATTAAAAAATATATTCTTTTCATTTATCATAATAATGCCTCCGCGATTTCTGTTGGATTGAATAATTCCATGTCATTAAATGGATAGTCATGTAAGGGACCTTCCAATCTATAATCTTCAATATATGCGTAAGGCCGTTGAAACTGAAGCGTCATTGTTTTTGAAACAATATTAATGTTTGATGGATATCCAAGTATTTTAGTATTATCAATTGGCCATAATACCGTTGCTTCTTTACCCAACGCCGCAGAAGCATGCTGTCCAAAACTATCAATTAATAGTCGCTTACAATTTAAATTTACAACTCCAAAAAGTTCACGAATATCATCACTAGTTACACTAAATGTACCTTCAAACTGTGGCTGATTAGCACTTCTCAAATGTAGGATTTGATATTTTGTTTTTAATATATTTAACACTTTTATTACAAAATCCACAGGCATATCCCGCGTCCAACTATACGGAAATGGTAAATTCATTCCACCATTGCTTTGTAAAACTAACAAGGGTTTATCAGTTGCATATTTTCCATTGTAAAATTGAATCTCCCGGTCATTCAAATACAATCGTGGAATAGTTTCAACAACAGGCACACCACATTGCTCTGTCCAAACTTCAACCAAATGTTTTTCTTTCTTTATGTAATCGGTGTGATGATAAGGTTCAGATTTTAAAAACAAAAAGTCTTTGTCTTTGATATAGTCTTCATAAAAATACCTAAGCTCCCCATTTCCAAATACTCGCCAAACATCCGGATGGCCAATGAAAACTCTAGGCCACGCCGCAACAACAATCAATTTAGAATCAGGATATGCTAACTTTATATTTTTAACAACCGCTGTTGCTGCAATATGTTTGCCGATTCCGCCACTCGCATCAAAAATAACATACTTTGGATTTTTCATAACTTTAGTAACTTTTTTAATAAAACCTTTACATATTTATATAGTTTTTTTATACTATAAAAACTTATTTTATTTTCTCATTCGCAACCCTTGATACATAGCTATACCAGCCGTTTTAAATGTATGTTTGGAAAAACCAAAAAATAACAATAATATAATTAATACAATTACATACCAATTATCTATTAAAATCTTGTGCCATTCTTTTTGATTATCTTTTGTTTGATTAATTATATCTGTGGTTGCTGTGACCGTCTTTTTTGATTCTAATAATATTTCATTCGCACAAGCAAGTGTCTGCGGTATATCGTTGCTCGCTACCATAGCTATTGCATCTGCACTTTTACCAATTTTAACCAAGGTAGAATTTAATGCGCATGAATTGAGCAAAAATATCGCTGGTATAATTAATAGTAATTGCTTTATGTTGCGCATACAAACAATCCTCGGCAGAAGTGTAATACAGTGCCGCTTCCACTAACATTACAATTACCACCAACAAATGTTGCCGCGGTTATATTATTCTCAACATTCAAATTATTAACAAAAGTAGTACATACAGCCGTTGCAAGTATATTCGAACCAACAATAAATGAATCACTTGCACCACACATATTATTGTTGGCACCGCCCAAAATTCCACTTCTATCTCCGTCAGCAAGATTGTTACAACCACCACCAATTGTTGCATATGAACCACTAGCAATATTTTTATAGCCGCCGCTTACTGTTGCATACTTACAACTAGCAGTATTAACTTGACCACCACTTACTGTTGAATAAACACCACTAGCAATATTAATATAACCACCACTTACCGTTGCAGAATTATTACTAGCAGTATTACCCCAACCTCCGCCTATTGTTGCATATAAACCAGTAGCAAGATTGCCACCACCGCCAGCAATCGTAGCATACATACCACTACTATTATTCTGGTCACCACCAGCTATCGTTGAATAAACACCACTAGCAGTATTACCACAGCCACCACCAACTGTTGTGTAATAACCACTAGCAGTATTGCTACATCCACCGCCCACTGTTGCATAATTATAACTAGCAGTATTACCACAGCCACCGCCGATTGTTGTTGAAAAGCCACTAGTAGTATTATTATAACCACCACTCACCGTTGAATAATTACAACTAGCAGTATTGCTACATCCACCGCCCACTGTTGCAAACTTACAACTAGCAAGATTGGCTTTACCACAAGCAATTGTTGTTCCTAAATGAGTAGCAGTATTATTAGAACCACCACCAACTGTTGCAAAACCAGAGCATTGAAAATTTCCATTAATGGTATATCCGGCAGTATTATTAGAACCACCACCAATAGTATTGTTACCGCAAGCAATAGCACCACAAATACTAACATTAGCAATGCAATGAATAATTGTGTTGCTTGTACCACCGCCAATCGTTCCAGCATTGCTTCCAAAAGTAGTATAATAACTAGAATTTGTATCGCAACAATTTAAAATTGCATTGCCAGCACCACCACCCACCGTTGAATAATTACCACTAACAGTATTACCAATACCCCCACCAATTGTAGAAGAACAACCGACAGCAGAATTATAACAACCGCCGCCCACAGTTGCATACCTAGCACTAGCAGAATTGCAATATCCACCTGAAATTGTTGTATAAATAGTACTAGCAGTATTATTGGCACCGCCACTAATTGTGTTGCCACCACCGCCAGTACATATAATGTTACCTCGACCGCCAGCTACGGTTGAAATATAAGAAGCACTGACAGTATTACAAAAACCGCCACCTATGATTGTATAAAGACCACTAGCAGTATTACATTTACCACCCCCCACAGTTGCATAATTACCAGAAGCAATATTATCACGGCCACCACTTACGGTTGCATACTGACAACTGGCGGCATTACAATAACCGCCACCTATGATTGCATAAAGACCACTAGCAGTATTACATTCACCACCACCAACTGTTGCATACTTACAACTAGCAGTATTACATTTACCACCACTCACGGTTACAGCATAAGAACTAGCAGAATTAAACCAACCTCCACTCACCGTTGCACCTGAACCACTAGCAGTATTATAGCCACCACCACTCACGGTTACACCATAAGCACTAGCAGAATTAAAATAACCACCACTCACGGTTGCACCATAAGAACTAGCAGTATTACTAGCACCACCGCCAATTGTTGTATAAGGCCCACTAGCAGTGTTTGCACAACCACCGCCGATTGCTGCTTCGCCGGCACTAGCCAAATTACAATCGCCTCCGCTAACAACAGCGCTGTAACCACTTGCCGAATTACAATAACCACCACTTACTGTTGAAGTTCCTCTGAAAGCACAATTACAATAACCACCGCCCACTGTTGCATAGTCTTCGCCGGCAGTATTACACCGGCCAAGAGCCGTGCTATAATTTCCTGACGCGGTATTACCACTAGTGCAACGCATGGACGAATTGTTGCCAGCGCCCTTAACAATAACGCCAACATCTTTATTTCCTATTAATCGGCCATTAACATCAGTGCCAATAACAAGATTTGAACCAGAAATTGATCGTTCTTCAAAAGCCGAGCCATTGTATTGATGGATATATATGTCGTGGTTATTCATTTTTAAAATTTACCATCCCGTTGATATCGACTGACGATACCATTGTCCAGATGCATATATATATATATAATTATCATCATGTGCCATCCAACCTTCTTCTCCGGGAGAAGTTGTAGTTGTCGGTGGGGTATGCCAAATAGTTCCACTGTTATTATTGATGATAATAACCTTTTGATATGCCGCTCTAATTTGTTCTATTGCATTATTCATTGCACGTGCTCCATTTAAATCTTCAAAATCTTCCACAGCAAGAAAAGCTGGTAATCTAAACTTCTCTCCGTCTTTTTGTGTAGCAATACCATCCCAGGAATAAGGATACGCTTTTTTGTATGTTGTATTATTCAACGACCTGTTGATTGCCTCCATTTGACTATTAATAACCGTTTCGGTATTAAAAACAATTCGTCTCGGTGTAAAAGACTTCTTAGTAGTTAGCTGTCTCTGTTCAAAGGAATCTTCCAACAAATATGCCTGAACAGTGGCGCTGAATTCAGATTTTATCAATCTATCCTTATCGTTTTGATTTTCCGTAGTCAAACTATAATCGCTTATATATACTCGGAAGCGAAAACGCTTTGGGTCGCCCCAGTATTCTTCCGCGGCAAAATTAATTTTTTGAATTATTGTATTCATTTGCTCAACAAATTCAGTTTGAGCGAGAAATTGATAAGTAATAGTTACATGGTCAGGAAGAGTTACCGAATAAATTTGATGAATCGGCGCCATACTTTTATTTAAAACACAAAAATTATCATATTTATTTTTTTCATAATATTTTTTTATTATAGGATAACTTAAATGTCTGTTTAAAGTTAATAGCTCTTGATTTTTAGCGACGGTGTTTCTCTTAAATACTAACACGGGTAATTGTAACTTGCCTTGCCCGTCACGCAAACCACCATCCTTCTGAACTGACTTCCACTTCTCAGGAGACGCATAAAAAACAGGCACCTTTACACTATCGCCATTATCCAATACATGAATATTTATATAATCATTTATGTAGTTTAAGATAGCACCATCAATATCTAATAAATTAACGGTAAAATTTCTATCTACATCTAAGTCCCGGCGAACATTTAATGCTCTGTTTTCTGATATTTTAACATCAGAAACATTACCTTTCTGGTCTATCGGATTCGGTGCTGGATTTTGAGTATTACCTCTCCACATAAATATAAATAGTAAAATTTTTGGGGAGTTAATAACAAATGTATCAATTTTGTCTGTCTAATATATTGATTTTACTGAATCTTGCGTAATGGGTATTACAGATGATTGAAAGGCTCTTTTCGCTTTGTCCACCCAAGAGTTGTTCTTGCACAACATTGTCTATTTCATAATACCTTTCATTAAACAGTACTATATCGCCAACTTGTGGATAAAAATCACACAATTTAAGCATTTTTTCACGAAATTTAAACACCGCTGTCTGGTCTCGATCCGGCCCAAAATCAGCATCATCCGTAGTTATATCCCCACGGTCAATCATAGCAGTGATTTCTATTCCAGGAAAATAAAACTTTCCAGATTGCTGGTCGGTTTCACCATAAATATTTGTCTGCGTTTCCGTTGGACAAACCTTATACGCCCAAACAATCGTTTGAATAATATCACCCATAAGCTCAGCATTTATACTGTCTATAAGTTTTAAATCCCGCTCACTAAAATATCTTCCTGCTGATGACATAATAATTTATAACCCTAACAATTTATCCACCAAATCGTCCACAGCCACCAATTTATCTGATATATATTCTCCATCTCTGCCCAAATTATCTCCCGCAGAATTTATCGCTTCTCCTAAAAGTTCAGAAATCTTCTCCAATGTTCTCTTGTCAACCTTTATGATGTTTGGGTTCAATTTATTATCTGCACTAAATCCCATATTGCTCTGGCCGCCATACATATTTTTATTTGCTGCTCTCTGAACGGCGGCGTCTTCTTCTTGACCTTCTTTTAAACATTCTCTTATCAATTGTTTCAATTCGAATTTCTTCATATGCTATATAAATATTAAACTTTATTGATATAATCAATTATCTTTTGGGTAGATAAGTTAAGAAAACATCCAATAATAATCATTCCCACATATATAAGCATAGGCATTTTCTTCAACATATCTTGTTGTTTTTCTGCTCTAGTCGCAAAAGACTCTAGTTGCTTAGATGGATTTATAGAATCAAGCATTTCTCTTAATTGGGTGACCAATACATCTTTTTCTTTTTCTGCTTCGGCTCTCAATTCTGCACCATCTAAAGTTACTTCACCGCCAAGTATAGGAACTGTCGAGTATTTTTGACGAATCGCGCCCAATACTTCCTTACAAAGAGCAAGAAAGTATTTTCTTATCCATTGCCGGCCAACATCATTAATTGTATGATATGGTATATTTTGATAAGGTATATTTGAAAAATCTGATGTAAGTGAATATGGTGAACCCGACAAGAACGACGAACCCTGCCTATCATTTGCAACAATATACTCAAAATGTATTTTATAATCTTGAACAGGAATTGGAAAAATTTTCATCTTATTGTTAGCAATTTCAAAACTATAACCACTCTTTCTTACCATATCATTAAATTCGATTGCTTGACCACGCAGCAAATCTTCAAAGATAGGCGTCATCAAAAATTGTGTTGCAGGACTATAACCCGCAAAACCCATTTCATTTAAAATATTACTATAACTCATACCCGTCATACTAAACGGGTCATAAATTCTAGCAAAGGCGGGAGTCGGACCATGAAACACTCTGCGCACTTCTATTCTATTAAAACTTTCGCTAACATTTGCCCATAAGCATTGTAAATCATAAGTTTGAACGCCAGATTTTGCTTCTATCCAACCTTTTTTAATATCTATTTTACCACCAACACCAACTTCACTGCCATAATCAGATGATAATTGCACAGCATAATTTACGCCACTCCCAACCACAGCAATACCATTTAAATCTTGATTAGAAGGAAGGCCAATAAGAGTTAAATAATTATTGGAAATATTATATTGATTAACTTGAGCCGCATATTCTGTGACGGCTTCTTCAAAGCACGCATAAAAATTAACAGCAATTAGTTCAATATCGGTTACAGGATAACCAAGTCGGCGGCCAGCCCAAATAGCCGCAGCATAACAATCAGTGGTAAATTCTAAATCAGTGTCGTAAAAAGCAAATGGCGTACTTCCAGAAACAGCCGAACCACTACCCGGCCATCTTACACGATCCTGATCAACTATGACGGTACTTGTTGGATTACTCATATATGTATATATAAATATCTACAATTTAAGAGTTTCAATAATTTCTTTTTAAGTTTGTTTTTATGTGGTTATTATGGACATACTCTTACATTATAACTTGTGTTTGTTGTTATTGAAGTCACCTTACCCTTGTTATTCAAAGTTTTTACAATATTTATTAATGTATTTGTGCAATAGCATGGAAAAGTGACCACCGGCAGACAATTTGTTACAACTGGACATGGAGGGCACACATTTGTTGTTGGACCAGGCAAAACAGTAATATATGACTGCTTTGCTAATGCGCTGGCAATTCCAGAATTAGTCACAACTAAAGACACATTATAGATACCAGTCGTATAGGAACGAATTAAACTTAAAGCAGCAGTGTTAAGCGTGCCATTGCCAAAATCCCATCGGCTCAAGCCAACTTGGCCGGTCGAAGTATTTGTGAACATCACGCTTAGTGGGGTGATGCCATTAGTTGGTGTTCCAGAGAAGTTTGCTACAGGCACAACTGGAGACGGAACAACCAAATCATCTAATATTTGAATATCCGTTCCATTATTTGAAGATAAATAAGCATTATAAATTTTTCCTCTAGAAGCAAACACCCCACCTTGCCGCACCGACGGCCATCCATTTGTAATGATTCTAGAATCTAATAACTCAAATTTTGAATTTTTAAATCTCCACAATGTCGCCCAAGTATCATTCTCGGTATGAACCCCAGTTGCATCAGTATAGGGCGGTTTAGATGGATCGCGTAAAAGAAGCTGAATAATTGGGTTTCCAGAACTATCTAATGTCATTTGCATTGCTTGCTGCCTTTCCATATCAGCACCAGGAACATAGAACATTTCTAATAATGTTGGACTTTTAGCAATTGCAATATAAGGCAAAGAACGATACCAAGGCCATTGTGTAAGCCCTGCGGCTGTATCACACGACAAAATCGCAACAGCATTTGTAGAAAATGGTTCACACAATTGCATAGGAAGCTCACCTTGAGTTCTAAGCCAATCTACATAAGTTGATATGCTACCATTATTACTGATTGTCAAATCCATATTATGATTGCTGTCACGCATAGTTAGCATCCATAATTGACCATTTGGATGTTTTGTTATAGAACCATTTATATTTCCAATCCAACTTGACATACCACAGGGCAATAAAATATTTTTTGTAATAAGTGGCCCAAAACCATCCCCTGTAACAAAATGAAGTTGTGTAACACAACCAGTTTTAAGAGATCCAACATCGGCAAGAAAAGCTGTTAACGTTCCACCGAGTCGCTTAGCACTTAATATTCTACAATTTGTTGGATCAATTCCTGGAGGTGACACATGACTTCGAAAAGAATTATTTGTAATTGTCCACTGATAAGCGGACATCCACCTATCTCCCCATCCAGAAATTCCATTAGAATTTTGATCTACCCATACAGCATTACAACATACAGCGCCGACAAGTGGAGTTTGAGTTCCTGTTCCAAGATTCCAGTCATAAATTTGATAAAATACATAATCCTGCTTATCACATGTTTGAAAATGTACATTTGTTCCATCATCCCAAAATCTTTGCGCAGGATAAGTATCTTGAGCATTAAATGGCCTGACAGAATGTAAGATAGTTTCTGCTTGCACAGATGATATAAGAAACAATAAAAATACTAAAATTTTAATTAATTTTTTCATAATTTTCCTATTAATTACACAATATTACTTTATAACTTGTATTCGTTGTTATTGCTGTTACTTTACCTTTATTATTCACAGTTTTTGTGATAGTAGAAGTTGCATTTGTGCAATAGCATGGAACTACAACAGATGATAAACAATTTGTTTGCGGTGGACATGGCGGACATAAAATTGTAGAAGCCCCATCCCTTAATTGAACAACTACACCAACATCGTTTGTTTTAATATAGGCTAACCATATATCATTGCTTTC